CCCCCTGTGGCCAGAGCAGTTCTCATCGGAGAAGCTTGACCAGAAGAAACGGGAATTCATAGAAGCTGGTCTTGTCAACAAGTTCGCTCAGGAGTATATGAATGATGCCCGTGATATATCCAATGCTGCCTTCAAGATAGACAGGATACAGTATCATAATGGGAGATTCGAGGTGCGGAACAATATGCCCTATGTCATAGATGGCGAGGACGCTACTCCCATCAATGTGTACATTGGCGTGGATCTTGCCGCCACAGCAACAGCGACATCAGATTTTCAGGTGATACTTGTAATGGGCATAGATTCTAACAAGAACCGCTATGTGCTGGATTATTTCAGGGAGAGGATCCCTACATTCGATGTTCCGGCAAAGATAATAGACTATGCTAAGATGTATAGACCCGTCAGAAGGGTAACGATAGAGACGGTGGCTGCACAGGAGATGGTAAGGGATATGGTGACGAGAATGTCTGCCAATGAGAAACGGCTCATGCCGGGGCTGTTCAAAGGGGTGAAGCCCCCTGCGAGAGTAAAGAAGGAGGATAGGCTGGAGACAGCTCTTGGGCAGATAGTCAATTCTAAGAAGCTCTATATCTATAGGCATATGACAGAGATAGTTGATGAGTTCTTTGAGCATCCCAAGCCAAGGAATGATGATCTGATGGATGGTCTATATTATGCTGATTACTTTGCAAAACCCCCAAGAACATCAAAATTAAAGGTGGATGATATTGGTGATGATACCGATCATGAGAACTATTATGGGTTCAAAAAAGCATACAATTGGATGACCGGGGCAAAATTATGAACTATATGTGTTAGTGCTATTGCATTATCTTATGGATATTATGTATAATAAACTAAATGCCGAGGTACTCTAAAAGATCAAAAGATCGGCTATCATCATGTGTCGCACCCCTTCAAAGGGTCTTCAATGAAGTGATAAAGCACGTTGACTGCTCTATATTAGAGGGTCATCGCAGTAAAGAAAGGCAGAACAAATTATATGATGAAGGTCGTACAAAGGTTAGGCATCCTAATGGTCGGCATAATGCTGTTCCTTCTAAAGCCGTTGACGTTACCCCTTATCCTGTCGATTGGGACGACCGGGAGCGGCAGACCCTCTTCGCTGGTTTCGTACTTGGCATTGCTCGGGGGATGGGCATTGTGCTGAGATGGGGCGGAGACTGGGATCAGGATTTTCAAGTAATGGATAACCGCTTTGATGACTTTCCGCATTTTGAAGTACGTGACTGATGCCGTCGGCAGGGGACACCTTCAAGGTCGGACTCCCGATAGGGGGATTCGGTATAAAGAGGAATTCTGCCGTACTGAACAAACCTTTACTGGAGGCAATGGATGCGATATACAGTGATGATAAGAAATATAGAACGACACCCGGAAATGCACATGCAGAGGAGAAATTCTTCACTCCGGGCGAGGTTGATTTTTGGGGGAGACCCATGCTGAATGCGATAAATGATTCATCGGTCGGTGCAGATGGAGCGATAAATGATCTGATCGCATATAATGAACTCAGCAATATGATCCCGATGGCAAGCGGTGGTACGGTAGGTGAGAACTATCAAGATGGTAAGGATGTTAGTAAAAAAGCTTCAGATGGCGGTCTAAGGGGTGTTGATCTTGGCAAGGCTACGATCATAGACCCAAGATATGTGCTTGGTAAGGATTATGAGACTGCATCAACTATGGAACTTGCTCTGAATGCGGCTGATTATATAGAAGCTCTTAAAGAACAAAGTGAGCACGCTTCTGATGTTTTAGAACATAAGGAACCCCATTTCCAGTCATACCTTCTTGTTAATGAACTTCTGCGTAAAATGGGTCAATCTGGTGAGCCTCCTCCTGAAAAATACGATCTGTTGTTATCAGGACCACGAACCGAGGAAGAGGAACTTCCTTGGGCACCAGAGGAGGGAAGATATCTTCCATCTATTAGTAAAGGAAATTATGGGGACTTTATTAAAAGACTACTATCTGAAGCTCCATTTCCAGAACGCCCATCTGTTTATGATAGGTATCGTGGTTCTGGACGTGAACTTGATGAGTCTCTAAGGCGTGAAAAAATATTGAAAGGTCAAGGGAACTATCAAACAGGTGGGAAGATTGCGCCTCGTGATACCATTGGTGTTGTTCGTGAAGATGTACATAGCGATACACTTGGTGTTGTTCGTGAAGACCCTGACCCACTTACTCTACTGATGGAGCTTATAGAGACAGTGAGTAAGGATACATTGGATCCTCGGGGCGGAGAGATAAGGTCATTTACACCTGAGGAAGAAGAGCGTATGCGACAGCGTGAGCAAGTGCGTGATCTTTTTCAGCACGACACACTTAAACCGTTCATGCCATCATCTCCTTATCGCAAACACAAGCCGATATATCAATAAGGACCTGATCCATTGCCAAATATAAGATATTAATATGGAAAAAGACCCAAGAGCAGAATTGAATGACCAACTCTTCAGGGATTGGAAGGATGCCCGTGTTGATTGGGATGAAGAGGCACGTAAGGATGTTGATTTCTATCTTGGCAATCATTTTACGGCAGAGGAGTCGAATGAGCTTTCTTCACGCAATCAGGCGGATGTGCCAATGGACAGGACATCCGGAGCTGTTGAGAAGTTCAAGGCGGTACTGACCGCAAGACCCCCTGCTTTCACGATCACTCCAAGGGAGGACTCTGATGTAAAGGTCGCCCATATCTGGAGAACGATCATTGGCTACATATGGCAGATATCCGATGGTGATGCCCAAATGAAACAGGCGATCCATGATTATTCCATAACAGGGCTTGGATATCTTTATACTTATATTGATACAGAATCAGATTTCGGTAGAGGTGACGTCAAGTTCACCTATCTTGATCCCTTTAGAGTGTATGTCTCTCCTTCATCAAGAAACCGTTGGTGTGATGATGCTGACGGTATTATTCTATCTACGATCCTCACTGGTGATCAGGTCGTCAACCTCTACCCTGAATTAGGAGATAAGATGGATCCGGAGACAGGTGACATCATTCCGGGCATGATCAATGATATATCAGAATATGCTGAATATTATGGTGATGATTATCCAACATCTCAGAATAATAATTCCATGACGGTCTTCACTCCGGCAGAAGTGAAGGACAAGGATAAGATGCATGTCAATAAATATCAGATACTTGAGAGGTTCTATAAGGTCAAGGCAACTTTCTATCATGTGGTGAATTCACAGAGTGAGGAAGAGATAGTTATGTCCGAAGAGGAATTTATTCAGTTCTCTATGGAGAACAAGGAGGTCATAGAAGCGGGTATATTCACTATCGCTCCTGTATACCAGACAAGGGTAAGGGTCTGTGCCACAATTGGCGAGATAGTTCTCTATGAACAGACCTTGAATACTGATATATATCCTATTGTTCCACTGCCTAACGTATGGACGGGAACCCCATATCCGAAATCGGATGTTTCAAGAGCAAGACCAATGCAGAGATTACTGAATAAACTATGGTCGCTTGCCCTATCGCACGCACAGGCGTCGGCAGGATTGAAACTGCTTGTTCCTATGGGAAGCGTTGATGACGTGTCCCAACTTGAACAGGATTGGGCGAATCCGAATGCTGTCATTGAGGTTGACTCATCACAGGGCGAGCCTCATTATCCTCAGCCATCTCCTCTTGCAGGAGAGTTCTATAAGCTGATACAGCAATGTGAGTTCTATATAGATTTCATCTTCGGGCTTCCAGAGATGATGCACGGATTCTCAGAGAAGGCACCTGAGACGGTAAGGGGAACAGAGAGAATGATAGCTCTTGGGAGCGAAAGACCTAAATCAAAGCTGAGGGACATAGAGTTCTCTATAAACAGGCTTGGCAAGGTCGTATATAATTTATGTAAGGGACATTACGGATATAAGAAGATGTTCAGGCTGGCACAGCCTAATAATGATATCAATGAGGTGATGGCGAATTTTTACACCGATGTGTCAGGAGCCGTCATAGATATCAAGAAAGAAAAATATAATATCGAGCAGCATGATATAAGGATAGAGCCGGGATCATCCATGCCTACTAATAAATGGGCGGAACTTGGTGTCTACCTTGAGGCGTTCCAGCTTGGTATAGTTGATAGATATGAGGTTCTGAAGAAGAACCCGGAGATATTTGACAAAGAGGGTATCATGAGACGCACAGATGAGAAACAGAAGATGATGCAGCAGATACAGGCTCTTGAAGGTCAATTAAAGAATTTGCAGGGTGACCTGCAAACAGCCCAAAGAGAATCCGTACAGGATCGGAAGCGGGTCGAGGTCGAGAAGTTCAAATCTCGTCTTTCCGATATTTCCTCGGATTCTAAAGCTGATAGAAGAGTACAGCGTAGTAAACTTGAAAATGAGGTGAAGCTCGAAGTGGAAAAATTGGCAAACCGTATCAATCGTGAAGCGGATAAGGTCAGTTCAGTTCCGAATGCTTAGGGACATCTCGAAAGGAGTTATATAATATGGAATCTT